TAGCCGAGCGCGCCCCCGGCGCCAGTCGCGCCCGTCGCACCTGTAGGGCCAGTCGGCCCAGTCGGTCCGGTCGGCCCTGTGGGACCAGTCGGCCCAGGAACAGTGGACGCTGCGCCTGTCGGCCCCGTTGGACCAGTTGGGCCTACGCCGCCAGTTACGCCCGTAGGCCCTGTCGGGCCTGTGGGGCCGATGTTGCCTTGCGGTCCAGTCGGTCCCGTGGGGCCAGTCGGCCCAGGAACAGTAGACGCCGCGCCTGTCGGTCCGGTCGGCCCTGTGGGGCCAGTCGGCCCAGGAACGGTAGACGGCGCGCCAGTCGGCCCCGTAGGGCCGATGTCGCCTTGCGGCCCCGTAGCGCCTTGCGGTCCGGTCGCGCCGACAACGCCGGTCGGGCCGGTGGGGCCTGTCACGCCTTGCTGACCGATAGGCCCCGTGGGGCCAGTCGGCCCCGTGGGGCCAGTCGGCCCTGTCGGCCCCTCCAGCGCGTGCACGTTTTCCCAGGTGGGCGGGCCAGACGGCCCGCTGGACACGAGAACTTGGCCGGGGTCGCCAGCGTTGGTCAGGGCGAAGGTGGCGTCCGTGGAGTACACGCCGGCGCCGGCGACGGGAGAAAGCGCGTCGCCGGTGCCGCCGCGACCCAGAGGGAGCACACCCTGGGTTTGATCCAGATCGCCCAGGTCGGGCGCCGGATGAACGTGGTCACCGCGCGCAGCTAGGTCAGAAACCCCAGGCGAGGGCGTCTGACTGACCGGCTCCGGGTCAGCATTGGAGAAATCGACGTTGAGGGTCACGTCGCTGGAAAGCGCGCCGCCGCCCGTCAGGCCGACGCCTGCGAGCACTTGGCGGGTATCCAAGACGTAGCCGACCAGCACGATGGGCAGGTCCGTGACGCTGGTGATGCGCCCGGTGTCGTCCACGACGATCTGCGGGACGGCTGTCGCCGTGCCGTAGGTCCCCGCCACGACGCCCGTCTTGCTGAGCTGGGCGTAGCCGATGCCCTCGTTGGCAACGGAAATCGTCCGGTCCTGGGTGAGGTTCCCGCCGCCCGTCAGACCCGTGCCGGTCGCGATGGTGCGCGTCGGCGGCACGTTTATGGCCGCGATGACCTGGGAAAGCTGCACCTTGTAGGTGATGCCGCCATAGACGTAGGCGACGTAGCCGTCCGGGCTGATCCCCTGGAACTCGGGAAGCTGCGTGATCCGCGTCGGGACTAAATTACTTGGCACGTCTGTCATTATACTGTGCCTTTCAGTTTAGCCCATCGCGCTTTTTGAGCGTTACTTTGTTTAAGCCGGTGTTCTTCTGTATGTAAAACACCCTTATTCCAGGCAGGACGACCTTTTTGAGCTGCACTAATCTTGGCGCGCGTTTCTACAGACAGCTTCTTACCAAGATTGGCTTGACGAACCTTCTCGTTGTGCTCAGGCGTGTTGTGACGCCCAAGCCGGGTTCCGGGCTTCCCGCGCCTTGCCGCGCCAATTTTGGCACGAGCCTCTGGCGTGTGGGTCTTCCCGAGACGAGCCTTCGACCCCTTGCCTCCGTCGCCGCCCTTGGTGTCGTTATACCCTTTGTTAAAACTGTTCCACGCGTCGATAGCTCGGATTTCCAAATCGTTCAGCCAAGCCCCCGCCGGGCCTACAGCAAGCACTCTGAACTCAAAGCTGTCGGCGCCGTATTGACGGAGAGCGGCGTGAAAACGGCACGCGCTTCCCTGGCGCGCGTCCCATAGGTGCCGCGATTTGCGGCGACCAAAGCCCTGCCGGGTCTGGCCGATGTAGACCTTCCCGTTCTCACGGTTGGTCGCCATGTACAGGCAGGCAGGGCTCACGGCTTCAAATACTCTTCTGAATTTTCCGTGATGATGAAGTAGTTATCATCCTCGGTCGGCAGCCCCAGCGGGTCGGTGCCAATCGGCACGTCGGGCCGGATGAACGGCAGCACAAGCGGGTCCGGCTGGCGCGGCGCCAGCCGATAGGGGTCGAACTGATCGAGGTCGGCCTCGCAGACGCGCAGCCCCGGCGCGTTGGGGTCGGAGACCAGCATGTCGATGGGAAACTTGCGGCTGCACCGGCCACAGATACCGATGCCCAGCGTCGGTTGCCCTCGGGTGTTGAGGTACTTACCCATCGACCGGCTCCTCGTGGGTCGTCAGGTAAGGCGGCTCGCGGCCTGTCAGGTCCACGTCCGGGCGCGGGTATTGCAGCGGCAGCTTCTCGGTAGGCCGAGACGGCAGGCTCCACGGGTCGCGCTCGTCTACGCAGCGCATGCAGACGCGCAGGCCAGGGCTGTTGGCGTCGGGATGCAGCGCCAGGATCGACATCTTCCGGCTGCACCGCCCGCAGATGCCGATGGCGAGGACCGGCAGACCTTTGGTCTTGAGATACCTAGACATCGAGGGGCACGTCCGGGCGCGGGTAGCGCAGCGTGATCTGGTCCGGCGAGCGCGCCGGCAGGCGCCACGGGTCGTAGGCGTCGCGGCACGACAGGCACACCTTGAGCGACGGGATGTTGCCGTCAGCGTAGAGGTCGGCCAGCGGATGTTTGATCTTGCAACGGTCGCAGATGGCGATGGCGAGGTACTGCATCCCGCGCGTGTCGAGGTAGCCTTCCATCTCGCCTACCTCGTGTACATGCTGATGTTGGGCGCCCACATGATCGGACTGTTGTCGCGCTCCTCGGCCTGCGCCGACGCCAGCGCCTGCGCGGCCTTGGCGTCGAGCAGCGGGATCAGGTCCGGGGTCACGTCGGGCAGTTCCAGGGCCAGCTTGGACGCCAGCAGCGCCACGATGGCGTCGTACCAGCGCTGCGGGACCTCGATCTGCTCGGTCATGGTGCCCACGTCCATGATGTAGCGGTGGCACCAGAGCGTCAGTTGATACGTCTCGGCTTGCGCGTTCGGCACCGGCCACAGGTACATCTGCGGCTGCGGGATCGAGCGGTTAAACCAGTATTGCAGCGGCCGGTTGGACTGGAACGCCTTGTTCGGCAGGTTGGTGTAGTCGTCGCGGTTCAGGCGCGCCAACGGGATTTCGGTCGGGTTGTTGCCCAGATAAATCTGGTCGAAGCCCAGCGTGCCGGACGTGGCGCGGACGCGGAAATAGGGCGCAGCGATATTGACGTCGATATCGTACCAAGACCACTCGCCGGCCCCCGCATCGGGCGTCTCGGACTGGATGGTTTCCCAGGTGATGAAGTCGTAAGAGCGTTCCAGCGCGATGGGCACGGACGGCTGGGTCCAGAGGATGCCGACCGTGGTCACGAAGGTATCGCTGCCGAACGCCACGGTGTGGGTAGTGGCGTCGTCGTAGACCGTGCCGGAAACCGACATCAGGTAGCGCAGGTTCGAATTCAGAATGTCCACGATGCGGGTCGGCAGGTTGACCACGCTGACGCCGTCGTACAGGGGCACGATTAGCTTCTCGATGCACCAGAGCGGGACGCCCTGGTTCGCCAGTTCCGACAGCAGCAGGTAAAGCTGGTCGTTGGCGATGTCGATGTACTCGGCAGTGATCTGCTCAGCCGTCAGCTTGCACCGACGCACCGCGTTGTCGATAACGCGGCGCGTGGTGAAGACGGTCTGAGAGACGCTGTTGGAGTACGCCATCGTGTGCTGCTCGCTATTATCTAGTCAGCAGCCCACTAGCTGGAGCGGACCTGTCTTAGTCGAACTTATAGCCCAGACTAGCAGGCCATGCCACCCTTGCGCAGTTTGGTCAGGGGCTTGCCGGGGTGCATCGACCGCTCGTGCTTGTGGACCGCAGCCTTAACCATGGCCTTGTCCTGCTTGATGTCGGCCATGCCGCCCTCGGCCTTGCCGACCATCTTGCTCAGTTGGGCCGAGCGGGCGCCGACAAAGTCCTTATCCGAGGCGTTGTAATCCTTCGCGGAGCGGATGGACGAGGCCATGCCGCCGTCGGCTTTCTTGTGGACGCTGCCGCCCTTTTTCATGGCAGGAGCGCCCATCGCCATGGGCGCCATCGCGGGCGCGGCCTGCGCCGGAACAGCCGAGCTAACCGCGTCAGCAATAGCGGTCTTGATGGTGTTCACGGTGGCCGGAGTGATGCGCGGCTCGCGGTTGGGCCGCGAGGCCATGGCCGCCTTGTACTTTTGCGCGGTGCGCTCGGACATGGCGGGCTTAACCTTGCCGCCCTTTTTGTACGGAGCCGAGGGGGCCTCGTAGGTCGGCGTCTTGCCGCGCTGCCAGTCAGCGTCGAGACCGTCCTTGGTCATCGTCGTAGCGGCCGGCTTTTTGTTGACCGAAACCCCGCGCTGCTGGCCCTGCATGCGCTGCTCTTGGCCGCGCTGCGATACGGGTTTCTTCGTCTGGGTCGCGGCAGCGCGGAAGGCTTCGGCCTCGCGGCTCATGTCGCGCTCAGCAGGCGTCATAACCCGAACGCCCTCGGCCTTTTTCATCGGGATTTTGGCGCCGGCCTTGCGGGCCTCCGACAGGGCGATGGCGACCGCCTGCTTCGGGTTGGTGACCTCGGGGCCTTTCTTGGAGCCGCTGTGCAGCGCGCCCGACTTAAACTCGCCCATGACCTTGCTGATCTTGGCGGCGCCCTTCGGGCCGCCCTTGGCGTAGCCGCCCATCGAGTAGCAGGTCTTCGTGGTGTTCTTGAAGCCGTCCATCACTTGCACTCCCATTTGCGCAGAGAGAGGGCTTTGCGGGTCGGACGGCCCTTGTCGTCCTTCATAGGCCCCGGCATCCCCGGCATCCGCGCACAGAACGACTTGCGGCGGGCGGCGGCCTTGGGCGATTTCGCGGCCTGCTTGGCGCTGACCGGAGGTTTGATGTCATGCCCCTGCGCTCGCAGGGAGGCGCGGCCCTTGGCGTTCAGACCGCCTTCGGGGTTCTTCCCCTCTTTACGGGTCCAGGCGCCGCCCTCGGCGGCGTGAACCAGCCCGCCCTTGGCGAAGGTCTTGACCTGGGACAGGCCGCCCATGATCGGGTTCTGGGTAGGGGGCCGCATGCTCAACTGCTGCATGGCCATCGACTGGCCGGGCCGTTGCGGCAGAGGAGGACGCGGGGGCATGGGTCCCCCCGGCATAGGAGGGGCGCCGGGGGGAGGGGACCCAGCCGATTGGAGAGGAGGCGGCAGGGGTCCGGCAGGGGGCGGAGCGCCTTGCGCCGAACGGCCGGGCAGAAGCGCCTCCGAGAGGTCGCTTGCGGCTCGTGCGGTTCGGTAAGCAAGCGAGAAGTCGTACATCGACTTAGGCCGTGGATTGTTGGACGACAGTGACGCGCAGTTGGCCGGAGCCAGAGGCGACGTTTACACGCACCGCCCGCATCAGGGTGGTGGTAAACGCCGTTTGGTCGGTCGAAGCAGAGGTCAACGCCGCCACGGGATGAGCCACAGCCAGAGCCGTGGGGTACACCGAGGTGTCCCAGATGTCCTCGTTCGTGTACTCGACGCTGTACGTCGCGGAGCCCGAAGCCAAGATATTGCACGAGATCGTGGTGACTTGGTTCGGCGTGTAGATATCCAGGGGCCACCAAGCGCCGGTGCCTACGCCCACCGCCGCGCCGCCAACAACGACTTTTTGAGTGGTAAAGGTCGAAGCGGTAGCCACCGTAATTTGGCGGACGTTTACAAACGTCGCGGTCGTAGCGACGGTGGTGTTGTTCGGGCCCGTAATGCTCTCCGAGCCTTGGGTTTGAGAGCCGTCGGCGTTTAGCACAAGGCCGTAGACGGTAAACGTCACGGTCGAAAAGTTGCTGCTACTGCCGAACGAAACTTGGGTCGGATAGGTAAAAGTGGCTACGCCGCCGCTGACAAGCGAGCCATCCAGCGTAAGATCAACGCCGTTCGCGGGAGTTTGCGAGGCCGCGACGCCGTTTGTCGTGGCCGCCGCGATGTTAATCGTCTTCTGAATGGGGCGCATGGGCCAACCCTCGTGGAATAACAGGGGCCGCTTCTAGGAAGCGACCCCTGCCATATATCACCGTTCCTTGGCGACGAAAACGTAGTCCACCGTCATGGTCTTGGCGACAGCTTCACCGTTTTGAAGGGCGAAGCTGACGGTGCAAGTGGTGTCCGGCAGATACGAGGACGAGGCCGAGAGCGAACCGACCACGGAGCCGTTGACTTCGTAGGCGATCTTATCGACGCCGTCGTAGTACCAGCCCAGTTCGATGAACGTGTCATCGGCCAGGGTGGCAATGCTCGACGCCGAGGTGGACCCGGTAGAGGCGTTCTTCCGGCAGATAACCGACACAGCGGTCGAGCCATCGGCCTTCAGGAAGTAGACGCCGTCAGTCACGTCCAGCGGGGTGGTGTCCACGACTTGCAGGCCGAACACGAGGTCCGACTGGGTCGCATCGCTGACCTTGAAGCGGCAGCGGAAGAAAGACTTCTTCCCAGCCGTAAAGGTCCACGCCGCAGGGTTCTTTTGCAGAGCGACGAGATCGTTGTCCGCAGCCGTGTTGGTGATCAGAAGCAGCCCGCCGTCGCCGGCAGTCAGCGCCTGGGTGGCGCCGCTATCGGTTTCGGTGACGGTCCAATCGCCAGCGGTGTAGGTGTCGAAATCGTCGAAGTACTGGTGGAACAGGGTCGGGTCGGGCTGAACCATGTCCGCGAAGAGGTTGACTTCGCTGACGTTGGTGAGCCCGAACGGGAACCGCGTATTCGAGATGTTACCCATTGGGGCCTCCTGAAGTTAGGCCGGGGGCTCTCGCCCCCGGCCCGGTTCCCGTTAGATGCCCGGAGTGCCGTACACGCCGCGCCAGTCGGTCCAGCCGAACGCGTAACGCTCGGTGGCCTTGTAGCGCATGCTGTCGGTCTCGAAGTCACCTTCCATCGACTTCTCCAGCCCGCGACGCTTGGCCAGCTTCAGGCCCTCCGGCGCGTCAGTCTCGACCCACCAAGCGGTGTTCGAGGTCAGACGCGACAGGTTGGCTTGACCGCCCGACAGCAGACCCATGGATTTCACGGGGTTGATGTCGTTGTTCGCGGTGCCAGCGCGCAGCACGCTCTTCAGCAGCACTTCGGCTTGGAACACGTTCGACGGCGACACGACCAGCTTGGTCGGGGTCAGTCGAATGCGCTTGCCGTTGTTGTCCTGGGCCTGACGGATTTGGACCAGCATCTGCTCCAGAGAGGTCTGGGACAGGTTGGCCGCCGTCGAGAGCTTGTTGGACAGGGTGCCGTTGACGATGGGGTGGTTGGTCGCGACCAGTTCCACGCCGTCACCACCCGCGTAAGCGGAGTTGAAGGCACGGTTCAGGACGTTGGCGCCAAGGGTTTCCTTGGTTTCAACCAGCGACTGGGCGAGGTGTCGCGCATAGGTCTGACCGATGCGGATGTGATCGCCGTCTTCCACCAGCACCTTGGTCAGGGCGAAAGCCAGACCGTAGACGCGGTAGACGTAGCGCTGGATGAACAGGACGCCGCCGCTGTTGTAGGTCACCGGCATACCGTCCGGAAGTTCCGGGGCGGCGCCGAAGCCGTACAGCACGGGCTCTTCGTGGTAGTTCCGGGGGATGCCCTGGAACTCGCGGAAGACCTGAGACCACTCGTCGGTGCGCTGTTCGTAGATGCCGTTGAACTCTTCGTTCAGGATCGGCTCGACGATGGACCGAAAGTCCGTAGAACGCATGGGCGTAGCCATAGCTCAGTGCCCTCCCTTAGTAAGCAGCCTTATCCGCAACGTTCTGGTGCTGCGAAATTTGCACCTGAACGATGGGATAGGCGTCGCCCCAAGCGTTGTCCGGGCCGGGCGTGAGCCCGATGACGCGGAGTTGCGCGTTGGAGGCCGAAGAGCCGGTGTCGAGCATGATCTGGCTGATGCCGACCGTCGAGTTGCCAGCGGTGATCGTGGTGTAGTCGTACTGCTTCCCGATGCTCGTCTCGTCCAGGGTAGCGTTGGCCTGGATTTGGTAGACGATGGCGGGGTCCAGCGTGACGTACGCACGAATGTCGGTGGCGGCAGTGGACGCGGTCCACTTGTTCGACACGCGACGACGACCGTCGCTGTCGGTGAATTCGACACCTTGGAAGGTGCCGATGAAGTCATCACCGATGGCGGCAGCCGCGATGGTGCCTTCGCCGGTGGACGAGGGCACGATCTTGACCGGCTGGTTCAGATAGATGTTCGCGGCGTAACCCGTGAGGATCGAGTACATCGTCGGGCGAATGACGCCACTCGGATGATAATCAGGGGCCAGCCCGAACGGAGCGGAAGTCGTAGACATTGACTTACCTCATTCGAGGGGTTGCGGGACGCGCTTAGGAGAAAATCCCTCGCGCAGGGTTTCCGCGACGCAGTTCCGAAAGGCCGTCACCCTCCATCATCGCGCTTCCCGACCGCTCCGCCTGCTCGCGCAGGAAGTCAGCGGTGTCGGCCAGCTTACCCTCTTCTCGGGCGGGCGCATCGTGGTGAGCTTCCTGCATGAACTTCTCGTAGAGGCTCAAGGGCAGCTTAAACGCGAGCATTTCGTTCACACCGAGAAACCCTTGCCACTCCCCGGTCTTGAGGGTGGCGTATTCCATGCCCGGAACCTCTTCCGCTTTCACGGGTTCGTATCCAAGCTGGATGCGACGGTGGATACTGTCGCGAGGGTTGGTCGTCGTAAGCCAGCACACGTGATAGCCGGGGATTTCCGGCAGATCAGGCAGTGCGTCGTTAAACAGTTGCTGTTGGAACATCCGCAGCCGGTCGTCGTCGCTTACATCCCGCCGTTCAGTGACCGCTCGGTCACTCATGGCGCGGGAGCGCCGACCAGCATCCAGTTCCTTCTTAAGGCGTTCGTCCACTTCCATCTGGCTCACTCCTGTTAGCGTGCCGAGTTACGGTCGTAGGCCTGATACGCCTTAAGCATCTGGTTCCGGCGAACCGGGTCGTCCCAGATACCAGCGTCGATCATAGCCTGCTTTCTTTCGGGTGTCACGTAGACCTCCTTTTTGGTGCTGGGAGGCGCGTGTTCTCGGGTCGTGCCCATAGGCGGGGCCTTTTTGCGGGTGGTTTCGTCACGAGCGTCATTCCGCTCCGCTTTACGCGGGGCGCCGGAGAGGCGGGTGCGGACCCGGCGGGTCAGTTCCTGCCAATACTCGACCGAGGTCGGGTTGTAGCCCTCGGCCACCAGACGGGCGTCGATGGCGTTGGTGATGGCGCTGTCCTCGTTGCCGCCACGCGGATCGTACCAAGGATTGGCCGACATCCACTCCTGGGCGAGGCTGACAGCGGCCGGATCGGCCGGCGTCGGCTGGTTACGAGCGTCCGTGATCTGCTTTTTGGCGGATTTCAGTTCCTGGGCTCGCGCCAGGGCCTCGTCCCGCATGCGGATCGCAGTAGCCACGTCCTCGCCGTTGCCGCTTTCCACCGCCCGAGCGATGATCTGCTCGGCGCTGCGGGCCGCGTTTTCGGCTTCGGAGATGCGCGTGTCCAACGCCATCTCGTTCTGGCTGAGAGCGTTGCCCTCGACAGCCGCCAGACGCCTAGCCATGGCCTCGTTTTGAGCCCGCAGCGCTTGCAGTTCGCGCTGGGCGGCCTCCTTGGCCATTTTCTGGATTTGGCGCCGCTTGGCCCGCTTTTTGCGGTTGGCGCTGACGTTGGTGTCCCCGTCGGGGTCCTCGTCAGCGTCGTCGGCAAGGCGCTCGTCCTCGTCGTCCTCGTCGTCGTCCTCGGAAACCGGCTCGTCGGCCTGCTCGGGCTCCGGTTCCTCGTTGTGCGGCGGGATGGTGTCGGTTTCGACGACGATCAGGTCGTCATCGTCTTCAGTCAGTGCGTTGTCAGCCATGGTGACCGGCTCTCCTTGCAGCCTTATAGGAAGGCTTTGATGGCCAGCGGATCGCCGGTCACCTTGCCCACTAGGTCGAGGTCGTTAAAAATCACGACGATGGCGTCCTCGCCGGTAGCGGTTTTCACCGACCAGCGGTCGCCGCCGTAGCGCGGCACGCGCACAAAGTCCCCGACCTCGCACCACGAGCCTTCCGGCCACGTTTCCATCGTGTTGCGGTTCTTGAACGCGAGAGAGCCCATGCCGATGACCTTGGCCACCTGCGTGTTATAGATTTCGGTCTCGCGGTCGCTGTCGGTCAGGATGATGCCGCCAGCCGTTTTCTTTTTCGGCGTGCGGATTTGGACCAGCACCCGCGACCCGAAGGGCTGAACCCCCGGATCGCAGGCTGGAAAGGCTTCGTCTACGTCCTTGTAGGCGAAGGAGATCGTGTTCGCGTATTCCATGTGTGCTCCATGGAGGGTTACAGATCGAAGTCCTTGCGGTCCTTCTCGGCTACGAGATCGACCAGCAAGTTTTTGGCCTGTTCGAGGCCCGCGTAGAGCCCGACAACCCGTCCGTACTCGAACAGGTCGCGGGTCTGCGGGCTCTGAAGCGCCTCTTTAGCAAGCTGGGCTTGCTCTTCCTCCAGGCGCCTCAGAAACAGGTCTATCCTCACGCGCCGGTCGAGGGCTTGCTGTCCCCGCCAGTCGCGCCCTTGCCGGCGCCGGTTTGGACGCTCATGCCCATCGCGAGCTTTTTGTGCATCGGGATGGCGTCGTTCGGCACGGCGTTGCCGGTCGTGTCTTTCTTCGGAGCTTTAGCCATTGGTTGGTCCTCTCTACGGGCCGGGGTTGGGGTTGAAGTTCGTGCTGGTCCCGGCGGAGTTGCCTTCTGCGAGTTTCAACAGCGCCAGTTCCAGCGCCGTCGCGTTGTCGGCCTCGTTCATGTTGACGCGCGCCTCGATGTCGGTGGCGGTGCGCTCGTCTTCGGCCTGCTGACGCATCTGCTCCTGCTGCATCGAGCCCTGGAGCTTGGCTTGGTCGAGCGCCTGCTTGTTCTGCTTCTCCTGGGCGGCCAGTTGGATTTTCTGGGCCTCCAGTTGCGCCTTGGCCTTCTCGGCCTCTCCGCGCATCTGGATGTCGGCCATGGCCGCCTGCGTCGCCGGATCGGGCGGGGTCGGCGGGTGCATGGTCTGGATAAGCTGGATGGCCTGCTCGATGACCGGCGGCAGGGCGGCGAACGCCTGTTCGGCCGACATGGCCACGTTCAGCGACGCCTCGGCCAGCATCTGGTCGAGGGCCTGCTTGGCGTCCTTGCCCTTGATCTCCTTCAGCCCCTCTTGGAGGTCGAAGTCGGTGTGCGTGTCGGCCTCCTTGAAGACCTCCTCGGCGTACCAGAAGGCGATGTGCTCCTTGATGTGGTTCAGGATCGCCGGCAGGAAGGTCGGGGCCATCAGCCGGCTCATGCCGAGCGCAGGCGACACCATGTAGGACATGTGCGTCTTCAGGTGCGCGATGTGGTCCTGATCGGGGAACGCCACCACAGCCCGGCCGAGGGTCACCTTGACGTTCTCGGTCACCGCGTTCTCTTCGGTCGGCGTGACGCGCGGGGCCAGCAGCGCCGCCGCGTCGGGGATTTTCAGCGTGTCAAGGATGCGCTCCTCGACCTTCCGCAGGTCGTACAGTTGCGGCAGCAGTTGCGCCCGTGCCGCCACCGCCTGGACCTGGGCGAAGCGCTGGGCCTCGCTGAAGATGTTCGGGTCCGACACCGGCACCACGTCCATCGGCCCGTCGAAGTCGGCGCGCTTGGCGATGCGCTCGCCAAGCTCCTCGATCTCCATCTCGTCGTCGAGGTACATCCCGTTCAGGCGATGCAGGATGCGCATCAGCCGTCCCATGGCGTCGTGCAGGCGGGCGTGGATGGCGGAGAACACCACCATGCCCTGCTCGATCTTGGCCAGCGTGGTGCCGACCGGGACGTTCTGGTTGCTCTCGCTGATGTCGTCCATCGTGGTGCGGACGACGCCCTTGCCGGCGTCCACGAGGAAGCCGAGAAGCTGGAACAGCACGCTGGACGGCGGGTTGAACGGCAGCGGCATCGCGACCTTGCGGATGTCGTCCACGTTCAGGCCGCCCTCGATCTCCTCGACCTGGGTCGGCTGGATGTTCAGCGACTGCCCGCCCCGCGACCCGCCCTTCAGCTTGAGCATGGTCTGCGAGTTGGAGATGTGCGCCGCGTCGAGCAGCGCCCGCAGCGACCCGGTCGCGGCGGCCGACAGCCCACCGATCATGTGGGTGATGCCGATGGGGTAGGCGCCGCGCCAGGGCACGAACGGGAACTCGACGATCCACTGAAGCTCTTCGCGGGCGGCGTCGTCCTCGTCCCAGTTCCGGTAGATCGCCAGCACCTTGGACGACGACTTGTCCACCGTGATGATGTACGGCGCCGGACCGATGTCCTCCTCGATCTCGGTCACCGCGTAAATCTCGTACACGGTGCGCAGGCCGTCCTCGTTGTAGGAGGTCTCCTCGCGGCCCTCGATCTTGTTGTTCGCCTGCTCGGCGTCGGAGCCGACCGGCACCTCGCCGGGCGACGTGAGGTCCACGTCGCGGTACATGCCGCTGGCCACGCGCGACTGGTAGTCCAGCGCCGTCAGGTACTGGACGTGGGTCTTGCGCTGGGCGGAGTAGAAGTTGGTCGCCGCGTAGGGCAGGTAGATGTCGTCGATGGCGATGAACAGGAAGTCGGGACGGTTCTTCCCCTCGTTCCACGTCGCCTTCATGTACTGCGCGCCGCCGAGCGGCACCTGGGTCAGAAGCTGCTCAAGCTCCGACCGGAAGTTCTGGGACTGGACGGTAAGCTGCCAGTTCATAAAATCGGTCTTGCGGCGCGCCTTCTCGACGCGCTCCTTCGTCAGCTTGCCGACGATCTTGTCCTTGACCGGCCCCTCGGCCGGGAACAGTTCCTTGATCGCCCGCGACGAGAAGTCCACGCAGACCTCGGTCAGCATGGGGTGGACCACCTTCGACGCGCCTTGGAACTGCGCGCCGCCCGGCGCGTCGTCCCCGAGGCCGGTGCGGCGGATGCCCTCCTCGTACTGCTCGTCGCGCTTTTTGCGCGCCTCGCGGTCCCGGCCGATCAGTTCGACGAACGAGGTCGCAATGCGGGTCAGGTCGGTGTCCGGCAGCGTCTCAGCCAAGTTGCTGTAGAAGTCGCTGTCGCCCGGCTTCTCGTCCTCGTCGAGCGTGACGATGGCGCCGCCGTCCTCAGTGTCCTCGACATCGCCTTCATCGAGGTCGATCTCGACCATCTCGCCTTCGGGCGCCTCGTCGTCTTCCATCGGGACCTGTCCTCAAAGGCTTGTGTAAACGCTTTAGTACCACCGACCGCCGCAGACCGCCAAACTTACGCGCCGTAGGGGTTGACGACCGGAGCCTTGTACGGGCGCTCCTCCTCGTACCGCTTGGTCGGCTTGGTCCCGGCCAGCAGGTTCTTGTCCATGCACAGCCGGACGGCCTGGGTGGTGCTGTCCACGTAGTCGTCGTGCTTGATCGACCCGGACCCCGTGAACGCGCAAAGCTGGGCCAGCAGCGGCTCGACCCACGACTTGGGCCGCCCGCGATGCCGCTCGCTCTCCGGGAGCCACACCTTCCCCTGTGCAAAAATATGCGAGACCATGTGCAGCCGGGTCAGCTTGTCGGCCCGCCCTGGATTGTACGGGTACGAGGTGATCCCCTCGCGGTCGAGCATCTGCCGCAGGCTGATGCCGCTCCCCTTGTCCTCGATCAGCAGGATGTCGGGCTTGCGGCCACTGGTCGCCACCTTCGACGGCCCGATGAGCGGCTTGATCAGCGCCGTGTCGCCGTCGTCCCCGTACGCGACGTTCATCTCGCGCTTGACCCGCTTCATCAAGTCCGGCAGCCCGTACTGCTCGGCCCAGCAGTCGAGCAGCAGCACGGCCGGCGTGCCCTCCTCGGTCCAGAACACGCCCCACACCGTGCAGGCCGTCGGGTCGGCGTTGTGCGATTTCTTGTCAATCGTCCGCTCGGTGAACGCCGTGTCCAGCGACATGATGATCCACTGGAACGCCGGCAGCGGCTTCTCGACCGGCCACAGCTTCAGCCACGACCGGGCGATGATCCCGCCCTCCTCGGCGTCGATCAGTTCGCCCTCAAGCTCCTGACGCCCTAGCTGCGTGCCCTCGTACTGCTTCAACTGCTCGAAGAACGACTTCGGCAGGTTGGCCCGGTTGTCGTACGTGGACCCGCGCACGATGACGCGCCCCTCCTTGGGCGCCGACAGCTTCCTGATCAAATCCTTCGGCTTGGGCGTCGTCGTCCACATGATCTGCGGGTGCGGCCCGAGCCGCAGACCCATCATCGCCATGTCGAACGTGTCCTCGTCCTTTGTCCACGCCGCCAGTTCGTCCATCCACAGGTCCGCGAACTGCGGACCCCGCAGGCGCTCCGGCTCCTCGGCCGAAAAGCCGCGAATGATCGACCCCGGCTTGTCCGGGTCCTTCCGGTTGACGAGGGTGATGATCAGGTTCGTCTTGTTGTAATCGTAAACCAGTTCCGGCGGCATGATGCTCAGGATGCCGGCCGGCCCCTCGAAGCACGTATGCCTCACGTCGTTCAGCGTTGGCGCGATGACGCCGCGCGGAAAATTGTTCGGGTCGGTGAACGCCTTGTCCGCAATCCATTGCGCGCCCATGAGCGTCTTGCCGAACCCGCGCCCAGCGAGGGCTCCAAGTTCGACCCAGGGGGTCGTGGGCGGCAGTTGCTTCTCGCGCGCCGTGTTGAGCCATTTCTTTCGCCAGATCAGGTAGCGAAGCTCGTTGGGCGGCAGCTTTTTCAGGTCGTCTACGGTCAGGGCCATGCGCTCGACAGTCACCGTGGGGCCGGCGTCAACTTCGACGCTCGAACGTGTAAACGCTTCGTGCTGATTTGCAAATAGCGGGTATGCAAGTAGCTTGTTGCAGTGCTTTGAGCCGGTTGTGCAAAAAAATTTGTGGGTGGCCATGCAGCGCTTTGACCGCCGGCCAAATCTGCGGGGGTGGGGGCGCCCCCCTCGTCGTTTACACGCCCCGCCATCACGCCCCAAGCAACGGGCAAGCAACGTTTGAGTACAACCCAAGTAGTCTAGAGCAACGCAGCCCATCGTTACTTGCTAGGCCAGTAACGTCTCAGTACAGGCCAAGCATACAGGGCAAGTATTCGTGCGTTAGTATTGTCGGACCCGGATTGCATCTACACGTTGGCGTTGCTTTACGCGCTGATGCAACTGTCTTCCGCCGTGCGGTTTTCTGCGCGTCGGGCGCCCCGCCGCGCGGGCCGTTTCGCGCCCCTATTATAATGAGTGCAACAAGGTGCTTGCAGTAAGCGTGTAAACGTGTTCTAAGGGTGGCGGGGCGGCGATGGGCCGCCCCGCCTAGGAGACCTGATCATGACCTACCAAACCCGCGAAGAGTGGCTTCATGCTTTCGCCGACGCCGCCCGTCCGCAATTCGTTGCCGCCGGTCACCCTCTGCCTGCGTCCATCCGCATTGGTGTGGGCTGGGCGAGCGGCGGCGCCCGCACTCGGACCATTGGCGAGTGTTACTACGGCGTGGCTAGCACAGACGGCTTGCGCGCCATCATTATCACGCCCGGCGCCGGGATGGCCGACGCGTCCCGCGTTGCGGACGTACTGACACATGAGTTGGCGCACGCGGCCTTGCCCGAGGGCGTCGGCCATCGCAAACCCTTCGCTGACCTTGTGCGCAAGCTAGGCCTAGACGGCCCGGCGACTGCTACGGTCGCGGGGGACGCGTGGCGTGCATGGGCGGCGCCTATCTTGGAAACGCTGGGCCCCTATCCGCATGCGGCCCTGTCGGCGGGCGTCGTGACCATGCCGCGCAAGCCCGGCGAGGGCGGCGCGCCCGGCGAAGAGGGCGAGGGCGGGACCGGCTGGACGACTGGCCGGAAGACGCAAACGACCCGCATGTTGAAGGCCGCGTGCGCGTGTGGCTACACGGTCCGCTTGACCCGCAAATGGCTAGAAGCGGGCGCCCCGCGTTGCGGCGTCTGTGAGGGCGCCCCGCGCATGGTTTGCGAGGGGATGGAAGAGGGGGAACGCGAAGCGGCCTAGGCCGACACGTTTACACGCCCCGCCGCAATGGGCGGCGGGGCAAACTTGAAAGGACGAGACAATGGACACAATCTATCGCGAGCGCGCCAACGGGCGGTTTGAATTTTGGACGTACGCCGACGGGCGGCGCGTGTTTGTCAGCGCCTCGTGGGCGCAACGCGAAGTCGCCCGCAAAACGGCGCGGCTGGTTTGCTTGGGCTAGGCCGACACGTTTACACGCCCCGCCGCAATGGGCGGCGGGGCAAACTTGAAAGGAACCCTTACAATGCCCGCGATTTATCACAGAGGCCGCCCCGCCACCCGCGCCGCCGTCACGCACGCCCCGCACGACTGGGACGAGGGGCGCACAGCGTGCGGCGTCCGCGTCGGCGCCGACGCCCGCCGGGAGGGCGGGCGCCCTTGCCTAGCCTGTCGCCGCGCCCTCGCCGCCCTGTGGCGCAATCGGGGCGCCTAACCCCGCCGCCACTAGCACCGCCCGCCAAGCCCGCCTAGCACCCGCTAGGCGGGCTTTTTGCTGTCGAGGCTCCTGCCCTACGGCTCGCGTGCGGGAGGGGCTTCTAGGGCCGGTTTTTCGGCCCTAGGCGTAATGTCCAACAGCGTGGCCAACTCATTGGCCAAGGTTGCCGTAACTTGGAACGTCGCGTCTCCGTCGCCGGCCGCGTTGGTGAGGGCTACCCGGTCGCCGTACACGCGAGGCGCCAGACGGCCCGCGTGCCACCTGCGCGCGTCATAGCGAAGGCGGCCTAGGGCGGGGTCCGTGGCCAGGATCGCCTCCTCAACCGCCTTGTCGCCCTGCCGCAGACCCTGCCGTTCACGCGCCTGTGCGTACATCTGGGCGAACTCTTCGTGTCGCTTCAGCCATTGGTACACAGTGTACTCGGCCGGCCACTCCGGCCGCTGCCTCAGCACGTGCTCTAGACCAATGTCGCTAACGGCTACCGCCTCGCAGATCGCCTCAGCAAGTTCCAGGCTGTACGTGCTCGGCCGGCCGCCCGGCCCCTTGGGTTTCTTTTCGTCCTGCATGGCCTTCGCTCCTCAAACCACGTCGCCCAAAGATAGCTCGGCCGCCGCCAGGGAAAAACCCTCCAGACCCGGCTTGCCTGCCCGCGCCCGATCACAGACCGCTTCCACCTTGTTCAAATCCATCAACCCCTCCCGCCGCAACAGACCCACAGCCTCGACAAGTTGGGCCGTCCGCTCCTCTTCCGGCACGTCCCAGAGCCGCAAGGCGAACGCCACCTCGGCCACTGTCCGCACGTCCACCCGCAGCACGTTGGACGCCTCGATAATCGCGCCCGTCTCGGCCTCGCGGAACGGGTTCATAAACTCCGGGCCTTTGCCTACGTCCGCAATCGTCAACGCCTCCCCAAACAGCGCGACAACGTGTTTCCAGGGCACAACGTCCAACTCGCCTTCCCTCTCCTCCGAATGCAGCCGCAGCACGTACGAAGGCTTCACGACTACCGCCGCCCCAGGCCTAGCGCCTTTGGCCTCCGAACGCGGCGCGCTTGCCTTCGACGCCTTGGCCGCCAGATACGCCCGATGGGCCTCCTCCTGGGTCTCGAAATATCCCAGGTGCTTCCGCCTCCCATCGACGTTTACACGCGCCGCCCATTTAGCCGTCCGAGGATAGAACGAGACCCCCGGCAAACTTTGCTCAACTACCGCCATTTTCGCTTTCTCCCATCCGCGCCGTACAGCCACCAGGGCCGTACAGCCATAAACCGTACAGCCGTACGCCTTACCA